CGTAGCCGGAACGTCATCACGGACGGGTCGGGCTGCTGGTCGATGCCGTCGGTGCCCCACTGGATGCTGAAGCCGTCCAACGCGGCCACGTCGTTGTCGTGGTCGTTGACGGCAACCCAGCCGTCGCCCCAGTCGAGGAACATGAAACACTGCTGCGCCACTAGTTGCCTCGCTTCCGGTCGTAGTCGCGGAGAATCTTCCTGATTTCGCGTGCCACGCCCTCGCGGTCCACGGGCGCGTTGAACGTGACGTTGAAAACGGTGGTCGTACTGGCCGCCTGACTGCCGGCGGTGGTGCCGCCGTTGAACACGACGTTGGATAGGCGGCCGTTGATGCTGCCGATGGTGCGGCGCACGTCGGTGTCGAAGCCGGTGCGCAGGCCTCGTGCGAAGCCCTTCATGATGAGCCGGCCGTTGTTGACGAGCATGATGGCGTCGTAGGCGGGCGGCCCCTTGTGTTCCTTGATCCAGTCGCCGATGCCGCCTATCCAGCCGGTCACGTTGTTCCACATGCTTTTCAGGCCGTCGAGGAAGCCGCTGATGATGCTGGAGCCTGCGTCGTACAGCAGTCTGCCCACGTTGCCGATGGCGGACAGGATGCGGCCGGGCAGTCCGCTGAACCAGCTGACCACGTTGTTCCACGTGTTCTGCGCGAACTGGGCGGCGCTGGAGAAGAACGCGCCTATCTTGCCGGGCAATGATTGGAAGAATCCGATGATGTTGCTCGCGCACGAGCCGACGAAGCTGGTGAATTTGCTCCAGATATTCCGGCCGGCCTCGGTCTGGGTGAAGAAATAGATTAAACCGGCCACCAATGCGGCGATGAGAGTGATGATGAGCACGATGGGATTGGCGTTCATCGCCACGTTGAGTGCCCACTGGGCCACGGATGCGGCGGTGCTGGCCACACTGAAGCCCTGCAATGCGGTGACCACGGCGCTGATGACGCTGGCCGCCTTGAACACGGCGAAGCCGGTGCCGATGCCGACCAGGGCGGCGCTGATGGGTTCGGCGTTCGCACTCACCCAGTCGCTGAACGCGGTGAGTTTGTCGGCCACGTCGCCCACGATGCCGGCGGCGCCGTTGAAGGCGTCGCCCAACGCGGTGCCCGCTCCGGCCGCGCCGCCCATCGAGTCGAGCAGGGGCGTGAACTGGCCGATGAGGTCGCCGGCGGCTCCGGCGAGGCTTTTGCATGACTCCCAGACGGCGGCGAAGATATCGCTGGCGGCCTGTGCGGGGCCGGTGTTCTGGAACGCGGTGAGGAAATCGGAGACCTTCTGTTTCGCGGTGTCGAACGTGCTGGCGGCGGTATCCCGGATGGTGAGCAGGAAGTCCACGAC